TGTTCTATTAATCAAATTTATATACCTGGAATAGATTCAACTATCCAGTCAATTGCAACAACACAAGCAACAGCCGTAGGTATTCCTTTAATTGCTGCAAATATTTCTGGATTTTATAATCCTTATCAAGTTGCTATTCTTTCTGGTGGAACTTGGATTCGTCCAACTAACTCAGCACAATTCATTGAAGTTACACTTGTTGGCGGAGGCGGTGGCGGTGGATGTTCTAATGGTTCAACAAACCATGGTGGTGGTGGAGGAGGACAAGTTCTTCGTCGTATTTTAGATATTTCATCAATTTCAGTAGGTTCTGGTATTTCAATTGGAATTGGCGGAGGTGGAGGATGTAACGGCCAAGGAGGAAACTCTACATTTGGTACAAGTGGTCAGACATTCTATATGGTTGCATACGGTGGAGGTTCAACACAAGGAAATGGTCAAGAAGGATCATGCGGACCAGGAGCAAATAACATTTATGGATACGGTTCAGGTGGCGGAGGTCAAGGCGCTTGGCAGAACTCATGGGGCTTCGGCGGAGGCGGAGGCGGAGCAGGTGGTGCAGGTGAGTATGGTTTAATGCATAATTACGGATACGGTGGATATTCAAGCGGAGGACGTTCTTCAGAAGGTTCTTCAGGCGGTGGCGGTGGAGCTGCAAATAATGACTCTTCACGTCGTCATATGGGTGGTCGTGGAGGAAATGGTCTTTATGGCTTCGGCGGAGGCGGAGGCGGCGGAGGCCGTGGAGTTGGCGGTGGAGGATCTAATGGTGGTGGAGTAGGCGGAGGAGACTACATTGGTTCCCCAGGAGTTAGCGCCCCAGCAAATACTGGTTCAGGTGGCGGATGTACTGGATCTGGTGGAAGCGGAATCTGCTTAATTACATATTATATTAAGTCATAAGGATAAAGGAGAAGAATAATGCCAGTAACAATGTCGCCACAGGCTGTCACACCAGCACTTTGGACATATACTTATCTTCAAGCTCCAATTAACGGACAAGGATATACATATTTTAATATCCCTGCAACGTTTACAGATCTTGGAACAATTTCTGCTGGAGGTACAGCTACTTGCAACGTTGGAGCAAATGGCGTATTTAGAATGATTGCTGGAGGTAACATGACAGTTGCTTTCTCAAACATTACAAGCGGAGCAGGTAAAGCATCATTTTGGCAAGTAGAAATCAAGGGTGGCGGTAACTATACAGTTACTTGGCCAGCAGCTGTAAAGTGGGATGGTGGCGGAGCAGCTAACGTTGCACCACTACTTTCAACAAATACAACATTATTAAATTTCTACACACGTGATGCTGGAACAACAATTTATGGCGGATACGCATTCGCTGATATGTACGTATAAGGAGAATAATGTACGCTATAGTAGAAGATAATGCTGTTATCAAGTATGGCTCAATTAACGAGTTATTCCCAAATGTCTCATTTCCAGCAAGTGGAGAATATGGAACATTTGTAGAAGATAACGGATTATATGAAGTTGTAGCGGAACTAGAGTTCGATTCAGCAACAGAAAAAGTTGTTGTTTGTGAACCTTATATTAAAAATAAAAAAGTATATACTGTAAAGAAAGAAACAATTTCTAGCGAAGAACATGCTGATTTTGTTAACGCTGCAATCGATGCAGAATTAATTGCAACAGCTTGGGTTGATTTAGATACAACATTATCAACTGCCAATTTAAATAAATGGAAAAAATATAGATCTGATATTGAGGCATTAAGATCTTCTAAAAAAGTTTCAGATATTAAATGGCCAGATAAACCAACTGTTTTCCCAGAGGAGGCAAAATAATTGTTTGACGGTCAGCGTTCAGTATTTCAAAGAGCAAGATTTACAAAAATTGGAATGCAACTACATTTAGATGCAGCTCTACCAGCTACAGTAACAAGAGATGGCTCAAATAACGTTTCTGTATGGAAAGATAAATCTGGAAAATCTCGTGATATGGGTCAAGGAACAACAGCCAACATGCCATTATTTTTACCAACTGGTTTAGGTGGACTAGGTGCCTTACAGTTTGATGGTTCAAATGACTTCATGACATTCTCAGATCAAACTTTAGCTTATATTGCAGGAACATCTTTTACAATGATTTATGTTATTGCAAAACCAGCAAATAATAATACATATATTATAGGCGGACAAGGCGCAGGAACAAGAAATAATCTATTTTCTGGTTATCTACAGTCTAATACACATAGATTTGGATTTGGAAATGATGATCAAGGTTCTATTGTAAACGTTGCTGCAGTTGGAGCAACAGAAATTTTTACACACACATTTAATGCTTCTACAAATGAAAGAATTGTAAGAAGAAATCGTGTTGAAGTGTCTCGTGCAGTATCTGGCGGTTCTTTGTCAGGAATGAGCGGTCAAGCACTAGGAAGATATTCAGCCACTTACGGATCATTTAAAATAGGAGAATTTATCCTATATAACAGAGCATTACAGTTTGCGGAATACGAAACAGTTGAAAAGGACTTAATGTCTAAGTGGTCCATTACGTTAGGATCATGAGATGGCATATACACCAAATAGAATTGTTGGTCCAGTCGGCGTAACATCAAGCCACACAATAATTCATTCAGTAACTCAAAAAACAATTGTAAAACAAATAATTATTACAAATTATAGTGGTAGTACATTGCCATTTAGTATGTTTATCCTTCCTTCAAATGGAGCACAGTTAATTATTGATTCTGGTTTAAATTTAGCTGTACTTGATCCATATAAGCTATATGGAGATATTACGCTTACAAATAATACAACATTTACATTTGAACATAGTTTGATTCTTAATGCTGGGGAACAAATTGCTGTAAAGTCTACAACAAGCAATTGCATTAACGTATATATCAATGGCGTAACCATCTGATATAATAAATATTATGTCATATCAATTAAAGGTAATCAAAGATTATCCAATCGGGTTTTGGCCATTGGACGAATCCTCTGGAACCATTGCAAATGACATTTCAGGATGCACAAATAATGGAACATATGTAGGTGGACTTCAGGATAATATATTGCCTTTAGTTCCAGGCGGAATATCTGGAAATCTAATCAATAATTCAAAATCTATTATTCTTTCAACTAATAAAGATTATTACGCTTCAACAGCTTCAGGCGGGATAGCAGATATTGATTCTTCTGATAATGATTTTACTTTAGAAATATGGATTTCTCATAATATATCTACAACCAATAAAACAACAATTTTTGCAGATAGCTCTAATGGCATAGGATTATTTTATGAAAAGGGTTCCATATTATTTCAATTAGAAAATGAATATCTTTATTATCATTTAAACAATAACAATAAAGCAATGCATATAGTTGCCACATATACAATATCGGCAATGTCTTTATATATAGATGGACAAATTGTTGCATCAAAACCTTTATCTGGATTTAAATTTACAAACTCATCTGTTCTATTTTCTATAGGGCCAACATCAAGCTCAAATGATTCATTTATTGTGGATGCCCCAGCGGTTTATAGACACAGTTTATCAAAATCAAGAATTTATGAACATTATCTTTTTGGAATATATCATGTAAATCCAATTCAATTTATTAAAACAGATAATGGAAAATTGTTTCCTCTTCATGAAGAATTTATAAGCCCAGCATTTATTTATAATTATAATAATCCAGATGTATTAAAAAGATTTACAACAGAAGACACATACTATAATCAACAGGCTGGATATATTACATTTTATAAAACAGAAACGGCAGTTGCAAAAACTGCAGTATTTGAAGATATTATTAATGTCCCTTCAGAATTAGGAATAACTAGTTCTAAAATTGAATGGAAATCAGATTATGGAATTTCTGTTGAAACAAGTTTAGATGGGATTAATTATGTTTCTTGTACAAATGGATCTTGGTTACCTCAATACACAAAAGGAATATCAATAGATTATAGTCCTTTATATGTAAGAATAACTATGGAAACATCTGATGCTTCTAAATATTTACCTAGGTTTTCAAAATTTACAATTAAATTTTATTCTGATAAAAACTTAAATGGCGAGAATACGGCTCTATACGCCACCTCAGACAGCGATTATTCAATGGGGTCATTCAACTACCCACCACTGTCTAGAAACGCTTATAACGGCCTTAGAACAGTTTCTGGGGGCGGTTTTAAAATTAACTCACCATCAGATATATCAACATTAGAATTTTTATACACACCATCAGCATTATCAGCCAGTACTTTAATAAATAATGTAGGTGCTAATTATTCTTGGAATGGTTCTGGCACAATATCAAAAACAAATATAAGTAAAATTTATGTCAACGGCGTAGACAAGACTTCTGCAACAAATATCTCAAATGTATTTTTATCAAACAATCTTCATTATATAGTTATTGCATTTTCTTCAGCCATTTCTGGGGATTTAAAGTTTAATTACAATTCCTCAGGTGGTCCCGCAAACCTATTTAAGAATATAGCTTTCTATGACTACTCATTTACAGAGACATTAATGCTAGAACACTTAAACTTTTATGCTGGAAGACCTCTAGCAGTGTCAAGCGATACGTCATTACAAGTGACAGCTATTGCTCCTGAGTACTATAAAGATGACTGGCTGTTGGTACAAAACACATAATTTTGTCATCTTGCTTGACAAAAAGCTGGACTTAGACCATAAAGAGTGGTAGAATGATTTCATATGGACATTAACAGAGTAAATTCCAAATTTTTAGATGAAGAAACTAGAATTGGTATATATGTCTGGGAAATGCCAGATGGCAGATGGATAGGCGATGACGAAGGAAATTACCTATCTGTAACTTCATCAAAGAACAATAAATCAAAGATTGATGCTTTGGCTAGAGAAGTTAGGTCATATGGAATATATGAAGGTAAACCAAAGTTTTTGTCTGGGCGGAGAAAAATTGATGATGAAGAATTTGAGTATCAACGTCAAAGATTAGAGTGGGGTTTAATTCCAGACCCGCTAGATATAGGAAACTATAAAGACGAAATGAAAAAGCTTAAAGGGGGCAACAATGATCAACGTAGAAGATAATTCAGACGAAGTAAGAATTTCTACAGCATCAGACCTATTTGTATTTAAATCAGAAAAAGAACACAATGATCCATTTGCTTTGGATATTGAAGAATTAAAGAAGGTTCACGGGCTAGGCCCAGCATTTCGTCGCAAACTTTCAAGAGAATTTAGCAAGTCATTTACTGGTCAAGACGGAGCAAAAACACAACAGAATTTATTGCAACAAGCAATTTCTGGCTACAACATGTTTGACCTTGTTCAACCAGTTTATAATTTAGATTATTTATCACAAATTTATGAAATTTCAACATACAACTACGCAGCAATTAATGCTAAGGTTGCTAATATTGTTGGATTAGGATATCAGTTTATTGAGTCAAAGAAAACAAATGATGCATTTGATTCAATTGATGATGAAAAGCAATTAGCAAGAGCAAGAAGAAAGTTAAATAAATTAAAGCAAGATCTTCAAATTTGGTTAGATGAAACAAATGATGAAGATACATTTACTCAAACTTTAGTTAAAGTTTATACAGATTTAGAAACTACTGGGAATGCCTATATTGAAATAGGAAGAACCGCTGCTGGAAATATTGGATATATTGGACATATCCCAGCAAAGACAATGCGTGTCCGCCGTTTACGTGATGGATTTATTCAATTGCTTTATGGTAAGGCTGTATTTTTCCGTAATTTTGGAGACACAGAAACTGTAAATCCAATTGCAGGACAAGAAGATCGCCCTAATGAAGTTATTCATTTAAAGAAATATACACCTATGAATAACTACTACGGCGTACCAGATATCATTGCTGCTCAACAGGCATTGGCTGGAAATGAATTTGCAGGAAGATATAATCTTGATTATTTTGAAAATAAGGCGGTCCCAAGATATATTATTACAGTAAAGGGAGCAAAGCTTTCACCAGAATCAGAGCGTAAACTTCTAGAATTTTTCCAGGTTGGATTAAAGGGCAAGAATCATCGTTCACTATATGTACCCCTACCAGCAGACTCGCCAGACCAAAAGGTTGAATTTAAAATGGAACCTATTGAGGCTGGAAATCAAGAAGGCTCTTTTGAAAAATATAGAAAGGCTAATCGTGACGAAATTCTATTGGCTCACCGTGTCCCAATTAATAAAATTGGTGTTCCAGAAGGAGTATCTTTAGCAAATGCTCGTGATGCAGATAAGATGTTTAAAGAGCAGGTATGTCGCCCAGCCCAAGATTTGCTAGAAAAGAAATTAAATAGAATTTTTGCAGAAAAAACAGATGCCTTGGTTTTAAAGTTTAATGAATTAACTTTGACCGATGAAGATACTCAATCTAAGATTGATGAGCGTTATTTAAGAATGCAGGTTATTACTCCTAATGAGGTTCGTATTAGAAAAGGCATGATACCATTAGATGGTGGAGATGAAGTGGTTGAATTAAAGCCACAACAACAGGCGGAAGTTAGATCGCAGGCTGGAAATACCAGAGCTAGGTCTCAAGAACGCCAAGCAAACGCACCAGATGTTTCTGGGGAAGGTCGAAATGCTAAAGGCGATGGCCGACAGGTAGAGTAATCTACTCAACTACTATTTGCGTTTTGATTATTAAATAAATATAATTGAGTATATGAATATTGAAAAATCGTATTGGTCAAGTAATGGGGAAAAGCTGCATTTGTCAGTGCCCTTTACTAAGGTCAATCGTGAGAAGAGAACCGTATCTGGTTTTGCTACATTAGACAATGTAGATCAGACTGGAGACGTTGTAACAGCTGAAGCAAGTGTTAGTGCTTTTGAAAGATTTCGTGGAAATCTTCGTGAAATGCACCAACCAATTGCAGTTGGAAAAGTTCTTTCATTCAAGCCAGAAACATACTATGATCCAAAGACAGAAAAGTTTTACAATGGTGTTTATGTAACAACTTACATTTCTAAGGGCGCACAGGATACATGGGAAAAAGTTCTTGATGGAACTCTTTCTGGTTTCTCAATCGGCGGAAAAATTATTGAGTCAGATGATGAAGTTAATAAAGCAACAGGACAAACAATTCGTTTTATTAAAGACTATGATTTAGTTGAACTTTCAATTGTCGACTCACCAGCAAATGAGCTTTGCAGTATTCTTTCAATTGAAAAGGTTGGCGGAAAAATGATTTTCAAGGGAATGGCTGCAGATGTATTAACAGAAAATATTTTTTATTGTGAAGAAAGTGATTCTGTTTTTATGTCAACAGAAAAAACATTTGATTCACCAGTAACTGGTAAGCCAGCAACTTTAATTGGTTGGGTTGAATCAACAGATGTTAACAAGTCAAAAGAAATAAATAAAATTCTTGATTCTTATAAGAAGTCAAGATTACCGTTGCCTGAAACACAAATTGCAAAACAGGCAAACGCAGAAGGAGGTAATGAAGTGTCAGATACACTAGAAAACGCAGTAGTTGAAGAAACAGCTCCTGTAGTTGAAGAAACACCAGCAGCTCCTGCTGAAGAAGCAGCACCTGCTGAAGAAGCAGCTCCTGCCGAAGAAGCAGCACCTGCAGACGCTTCTGCCGAAACCGTTGAAAAAGCAGCCGAAGTATCAGAAGTTGAGGTTGATGAGCCTGATTTTGCAAAGATGTTAGGTGATCTTAAGAGCTTTTTCGCAGAAACTATTGCAAAGTCTACAGATGCAAGTGCAGAGAGTGTAAAGTCAGTTGCTGACTCACTTACTGATCTTGCAAAGTCTGTTGATACAAAAATTGCAGAGTTGGCAGAAACAACTGCTACATTGTCAAAGACAGTAGCAGATATTACAAACACGCTCAACGGCGTTGAGAAGCGTGTAGACGCAGTAGAATCAGATACTGCAATTAAGAAGTCCTCTGACCTTGGCGGGTCACAGGAAGTAAAAATACAAAAATCTAAATGGTCTGGAGCTTTCCTCGGTTCCGTATCGGATTTAATTAAATAATAAGGGTAGGTGAAAAAATATAATGAGTAACGAATTGTTAGAAAAAGCAGTAGCATCAGGTACCACTGTCGCTGGTTCAGGCCAAGCGGTAGGAGGAACATTCCTATCAGCTACTGGTGGATCAGGCGCACACATTGCTTCCGAAGCAGGAAACGGTGGTGTTCTTAATCCAGAACAATCTGCCCGCTTCCTGGACTACATGTTCGACGCAACCGTAATTGGTAAGGTCGCACGTACCGTCAGAATGAAGGCAGACACAACAGAGATTGACCGTATGTCAGTTGGTGAGAAGTTGATGAAGGTTGCAGCAGAAGCTGACAACACAGCAGCAAACTCAGCAGTAACATTCTCAAAGATCTCTCTCACAACAAAGAAGCTTCGCTTAGACTGGGAGCTTTCAACAGAGTCTCTTGAAGACAATATTGAAGGTCCAGATCTAGAAGATCACATTGCACGTTTGATGGCAACACAGGCAGGTAATGATATTGAAGATGTAATCCTTAATGGAGATTCAGCTTCAAGCGATGCACTATATCAGGCATTTGATGGTGTAGTTAAGAAGTCTAAGGCTTATGGACACGTTGTTGACGCAGGTGGTGCAGCAGTATCTCGTGATGTCTTTAACAAGGCACTCAAGGCTCTCCCACGTAAGTACAAGCAGCGTCGTAATGACCTTCGCTTCCTTTCTGGTTCAAACTTGATCCAGGATTACCTATACAGCACATCTAACTCAACAAACTTCGCTAATCCACAGGATATTGCTTCAAGCATCATCCGTGGTAACGAAGGTGCATTTGGCGGACCAGCTGGTTTCGTAGCACCTTTCGCATTTGGTATTCCAATCGTTGAAGTTCCTCTATTGAAGGAAACACAGACTGGTACATACTCAGGTGCATCAGGTTCACACGGTGACGTACACTTGACATTCCCAAATAACGTAGTTATTGGTATCAAGCGTGATGTAACTGTTTACAGATTCTTCTGGCCACGCAAGGACTCAATTGAGTACACAATGTACACACGTGTTGGTACACAAATTGAGCAGGCAGATGCTTGGGTAGTTGTAAAGAACGTTAAGGTAGCTTCCTAATTTTTAGGCAGTAAACTGCACGAAAAGCCCCTAATTAATTTTGGGGGCTTTTCCTTTTAATTTAACAATGCTATAATTGATTTACCTAGACAAAGGAGAAAATATGTCATTTGAGACATTAAAGGTTGCCGAACTAAAAAAGATTGCAGAAGACTTTGCAGTTGAAATTGATAATTTAAAAACAAAAACAGATATTATTGCTGCTCTCGCAGAAGAGGGCGTAACTTGGGCGGTCTATGAAAAGACCCTTAAAGACATTAATGACGCAGAAGACCTGGCTGAAGAAGTAATTCCTCGTTTTGATCCTAAGAAAGATCAAGGAGATAATGTACTAGTCAAGATGACTAGACTAAATTTCCGTTATGATATTATGGGTTATACGTTTACAAAGGAACATCCATTTGTAGCTATGCCTGAATCTGATGCTCAGGAAATTTTTGATAAGGAGGAAGGTTTTAGATTGGCTACGCCAAAGGAAGTACAAGAGTACTACAACTAAAGCCTATTAAATGGCAGAGATTTATATTGATCAAACTTCACCAATTAAAACAAAAATTTTTTGGGGTGGAGAAATTGTTGATGCTGACGGCAATGTAACTGCCACAATTTATGATATTACTGAGGATGAAACAATTAATCCGACAGTAGATCCAACTGTTCCAATTTTAAACCTTACTGCAACAAAGTTAGAAACAGATAATGGAACATATCAAATTGTCATGCCTTTATCATATTGTCGTAGAAATAGAAAATTTAAAATTGTATGGTCTTACTCTGTCGGAGGAACTTTAGGTTCACATACATACTATACAGATGTTGTAACTCCATATGCTAATTTAGCTGATGTATGGGAAGATTTAAATTTTGGAACCGATGCTTCAGACCCTAATTATAAGACTTACCATGAAGTACAAATGGCCGAAAAGTATGCTAGAAAACTTATAGAGTCATTTACTGCACAATTCTTTTATCTATATGATGATACACAGATTGTTTACGGACACGGTTCAGACATTCTTCCGCTTCCTTTCAGAGTTTCAGA